GTACAGTGCTATCGCGTCCAGGAGGAAGAGCTCGAGGTAAGAACGATCCAATGAGAAACTAATGATATTAGAAAGCTTTGATACAACGGTAAACTTTTGGACCTTACACCCCCAATTAAAAGTTCCGCAGGCTTTTGCAGATATTCTGAGTAAGGATAAAAGTAAAGGTAAAGGTAAAAGCTCGCAGATAATGTGGGCTATTGCTCTTTTAGTGGACCCCGACTCTAAGTTTGCAAACATATCTTTTCTAACAAGACGAGATATAATTAGTAAGGATTTTCTTAAAGACGTTAAGTTTGATTGGGAAGAGTGCGTAGAGGCTATGCATTTTTATGAATCCACTTTGGTTACACCAGCTAAACGCCAACTTTTGATATGGAATAAAAAGATGGATCAGAAAGGTATATACCTAGACACTCTTACGTACGAAGAAAATGCAGACACCATTGAAGGGCTTCTTAAAACAAATGTTAAGTTATTTGAAGACTACGAACGTCTTCTTAAACTTGTAGATAAAGAAACTAAAGAGGGTGCCACTAAAGGTGGTGCAGAAGAATCTGCCGCCGAAAAAGGATTGATATGATTGTTAATAAGGCTGCCTTCCTACTTAAAGAGATACCTAAATTTCACCCTTCTAGCGAAGAGTATTTACTGTTCTGGCGCGAAGAGAAAAAAAGGTGTATTGAAGGTTATTGGGTGGGAGGAACATGGATGCCTGGAAATTTATATTTTTATGTAAATTTTTGGACTATACTTTTAAATAAAACTGCAACCTCTAAAACTAAAACTCCTGGTAAGCCTTTTCTTAGGGATCTTGAATGGGAGTTTTTTTACAACTGGTGTGAGGCTAGAGGGTTCTCAGGATTTAAAGATGATAAAGAATTTACTTGCGATCGAGAATTTAAAGGCAAAGATAATTATGTTCCTGCTGCAGAGTATATGCGCAGGACACATAAAAAAGATATGGGATGCCCATTGTGGGAAAATGAAGCTAAAAACTTCATGATGATGGGGAGTCGTGGTTTTGGTAAGTCTTACTCTGTTGCAGGGGGAGTTATTGGGCATGAGTTCTTATTTGACGGTATGAAGGAATACGATCCTTCTTATATACTAAACCCACCATCCACAGAAATTGTGGTGGCTGCAGGTGATGCAAAATACTCATCAGATATTTTAAAGAAAGCTAAGTTTGGTTTAGACAACCTGCCTGGCTCTATGGAGATCGATAATAAGTTTTATCCTTCTCCGTTTGCTAAACAATATTCAGGATCCTGGATGTCCACCAAAGAAGTTATTGCTGAGTACAAAAAGAAACTCGGGGGTACTTGGAAGGATATGGGGAGTAAATCCAAAATTAAACACAGAACATTTAGAGATAATGCATTTGCTGCCAATGGTACGCGTCCCGCTGTAATGGTAATGGAGGAGATTGGTATGTTCTCCAACCTTAAAGCTGCGCATGAATCTTCAGTGGAATGTATGAAGAATGGTTCCTACAAATTCGGTAGCTGCATGTATCTAGGTACTGGTGGTGATATGGAAGGTGGGGGTACTGTAGATGCTAGGGATATGTTTTACAACCCTGATGTTTACGATATGATTTCGTTTAACGATGAGTGGGAAGACAAAGGGAGAATATCTTACTTTGTACCTGCGTATAGAGGACTTAATCAGTTTAAAGATTCTGAAGGTAATACTAGCGAAGAACCTGCTAGAAAATACTTAGAAGGATTTAGAGAAAAATTAAAGAAAAGTAAAAACTCTAGAAGTGCGCTAGATGCTGAGTTACAGAACAGACCTCTTGTACCTTCAGAAGTATTTCTTACGCGTACAGGTAATCTTTTTCCAGTAGCAGATCTGTTATCTAGATTAGGAGAGCTTGAGGTTTCAAATAAAGAACGTAACCACGACTATGTAGGAGATCTTTATATGGACTCTGATAGCAATAAAGTTAAATGGAAACCAAACGCTAAGTTAAATCCTATTGTAGATTATCCTCTCAGAGGAAACGATGCTCTAGAAGGGTGTGTAGTTATATACGAAATGCCTTACGAAGACTCGGAAGGAGTTACACCATATGGCATGTATCTTGCAGGCACTGATCCTTACGATCATGATGACGCTACTACAGCATCTTTAGGGTCCACTCTTATATTAAATAAGCTTACAAATAGAGTTGTAGCAGAATATACAGGAAGACCCGAGACAGCTAATCAGTATTACGAAAAGGTAAGACGGTTGTTGCATTTCTATAATGCTAAGTGTCTATATGAGAACGAACGTAAAGGGATGTATCAGTATTTAGAGTTTAAAAACCAAACTCACCTCCTACTCGACCAGCCTGAAATTATAAAAGATGTTGTTCAAAATAGTAGAGTAAATAGAGGTAAGGGGATGCATATGTCTAAACCTTTAAAAGACTATGGAGAAGAGCTGATTAAAATGTGGCTGCTTGAAGATTACGGAGACGAAGGGATGATGAATCTTCATAGAATACGCAGTGTTCCTTTACTTAAAGAATTAATAGCTTACAATGACACAGGCAACTTTGATAGGGTGATGGCATTTATGATGGTATGCTATCATTTACAAGAGGTGAAAAAGATAAAAGTAGAGAAAGAAAAAAAAGTAACTACCATATATGATCAGGGCTTTTGGGATAAAAGACTGTTTTCCAGAAAAAGAAAAAAGTTTTAGCTATAAACCTAAAAACTTAAAATCTAATTTTATAGATTATTGCTTGGACATATTAAATAAATTGTTACTTTTGTCTTTTAATTCGCGAATTTTAAAAAATATATTAATATGGCAACAGTAAATGTAACACTTTCTCTTTCCAGCTCAGACTTGTTTGCAAAACAAACCTTAAGCTTTACGGAAACAGATGCGCTATCTCCTGCGGGAGATCAGCAAGTAGTGGGTAAAATATACTTAACAGGAACAAGTGTTGAGGATAGTATTCACTTAAAAGAAATAGAAGGAACGGGAGATAAAGCTTATCTCTACATGAAAAATCTAAGCAGCACTTCAGGGGAATGGGTAGAAGTATCTAGAAGAGCCTCTGCTGTTGGTACAGATTCCACAGCTGCTGACTGGTTTGCAGTGTTAGGGCCTGGTGAATTTTTATTTATTCCTATTGCAAATTGTTTATCTGTCGATTTAAGACCAGCTGCTGGAAATCCTACAGTTGAGTATATATTGATGGAAAAAGCAGCAGGTTAATCTTTAAAAAATAAAAATATGGCAACTCTAAATGCAACGCTTAGTATATCTAGCACTGATCTTTTTGACAGTATTAATATAGCTAAGACAGTAAGCAAAGCTTTAACTATTGATGGGGATAACCGTCAAGGTCTTACAGTAATCAAAACTTCTACCACTCGTATGGGTATTGTAGTGGAGGCTTTATCAGGAACTACTGGTGGAGCTAAAAAGGCTTATGTGTATATTAAAAACTTAGATAGTACAGATACAATTATCATAGAAGATGATGGGGATGCAATTTTTGCATCTTTAGATCCAGGAGAATTTTGTTTCTTCCCTTCGGCAGATAATACAACTGTACAAGTTAAAGCTTCAGCTAATACTCCACTTGTAGAATACCTTATTTTAGAAGTAGACTAAAAATAACTTATGCCTCAACTAGATTTTCCTAGACAAAAACTAAGTCGCAGGAATAAAACTCAGAAGTGGGGAGAAGATTGCATAGAAGCTGGATTAGGTTTAATCGGCATTTACGATAACACAAGACGTAGTTCTCGCTTTAAGAAAAAGCGGAACTATGATTTGTATAATGGTAAGTTTGATAAATCTGATTTAGAACATGTAACTGATCCTTTGGGAATGGGAAACTCTTTAGAGGTTCCTGCAACTCTCCAGTACTATGATGTTATATCTCCTATCTTTAATCTTCTTTTTGGAGAAGAAGCCAAACGCGCTTTTTCTTATGTAGTTCGTTCAGTTAATGAAGAATCTATAACTTCAAAAGAAGAGGAAAAGAAAAACAAAGTTGTGTCTATTTTTCAACAGATGATACAGCAATCTACAGAGCAGTACATGCAGTCAATGGGCGAGCCTACCTCAGAAGAGGAAGCTCAGAAATTTATGCAAGGTGCTCAGGCGAATGTACCTGAGGAATTAAAAAGAGTTCAAAAGTATT